TCTTGCCGAGGCTGGTGCGGATCGGCACGTCGTCCTCCTCTTCGGGCCGCTGTTCGGGCGGGCCGGCCAGGCCGCCGCTTTTGACCAGTGCGTACAACTTCTCACCCGGGCACGAGGTGGAGATGAAGTCCCGGTGGCCGCGGATACCGGCGCCCAGCCCCTTGCCGCGCAGCCAGGCCCGCAGCTGCTTGAACGCGTTGATCTGAGCCCTGGTCGGCGCCTCGCTCGGCCCGGACATGAACGTCACCGACGTCCAGGTGCTGTTGCCCCCCGGCTGGGCGGCCTGCTGCCGCTGCCAGCCGCGGCCCTCCATGACGATCCCGTGCGGGCAGACGGCGAACGAGTAGGCGATGTCCGCCCAGCCGCGGCTGTTCATGTGGAACTTCCGGGTGTTCTTCCAGTACTCCCGGCACGCCTCATGGCTCTTGCCGGCCAGGCCCTGATCGGAGCCGTCGTAGTGGACGACCAGCCCCTGATCGCAGGGCGCATAGGGGGCGGACGTCGCGGGCCAGCCGAATGCCGCGCGCTTCTCCAGCTTCAAGCTGCCCCCCCTTCACGGAGTGGTGAGGACGGCGATGAATACGGCAGTCAGTGTCGACGCCCCAATGGACACCGCGGTGAGGACTAGCCCGATGATCGTCAGGCGGCGGCGGGCCTGCTCGTCGTCCTGGGTGCGCATCCGGGTCAGCCGCTGATCCAGCTCGTCACGGGTCACCGCGGCACGCTCCAACGCGTCCTGCCGATCATCCAGGCGCCGCAATTCGGCAGCGTGCCCATCCAGACGGCTGACCGCCACCTCAATCTGCTGGAGCACCAGCCGCACGTCCCCCTCAATCCTGGCCAGGGAGGTCATCACCTCCCCGCGCAACGCCGCGAGCTCGGCGGATTGGGGCGTGCGCTCGCTGGTCATGCCATCGCCCCGCGTCGTGATCTATTTTCGCAGAGCCACACCGTGGCGACACCTCTTTTCAGATCGGGATGACACCCCACCCGAAGTCGCCACCGGCGGGCGGCGGGGGCGGCGGCTCTTCCGCCATCTCATAGGCGGCCAAGGCGGCCGCGTAGGTGGAGCTGCTGGACAGGGTGAGGGTGGCCGCGTAGCCGTCCGGGTCGTCCACATACCGCCAGATGACCTGCAACCCGCGATCTGCGGAGCCTGCGCTGGTCTCCACCTTCGGCCCGCCTGACCATTCGGCGGGAATCGAAGGCGTGCGGCCCTGACCGAAGCCGAACGCCGCATACAGCAGCGCCCGGCCGGCGACGGTGACGGCGCCCGTGGCCAGGGAGGATGACGAACCGGTGTTGGTGGACGTGTCGACCGGCTCCTCGGCGGCGAGGTCGCCGAAGGCGTCGGCCTGGACGGCCCATCTCGCCCTGGCGCTGGTCAGGGTGATGGCGATCTCGTCCCCGGCCTGCAGCGCCGTGGCGACGTACCCCCTGATGATCGCAACCGACACCGTGACGCCGGCGTTGATCCCGGCCTCGATGCCGAAATAGGCGTTGCCCCGGTCGTCGGCGACGGTGTCGACGACCGGCAGCGCGCCCGCAGCGCTCTCCCACGCGCAGGCGATCAGGAGCGTGGCGCCCTCGGGGACATCGTCGGCGAGGGTCAGGGCGCAGGTGTCCGAGGTGCTGTTGACGGTGGCGGTGGCCACCGTGCCCAGATGCGCCACACTGCCCTCCTAGTAGGCCAGGATCTGGACGACCAAGTCGGCCCCCGGCGTGCTGCTGCCCACCTGGTCGACGTCGACGGTCAGATAGCCGCCTGTCGGGATCGTGGTGGCAGCCAGCGCGGTGACCGCGCCGCTGGTGTTGCTGCCGGCCGGGATGGTCGGCCGGTTGCCGGCAGTGAAGATCGAAACACCGCTGATGTTGACGTCCACAATCAGGTCGGCACCCACCGGCGCCGTGCCGACGCTGGCCCGCACAGACCGGATGGTCAGGGACTGGCCGGTGTCGTTGTACCACCGGCCGCCACCCGACTGGACAGCGACCTCCCCGGCGATGCCGAACGGCGGGATCACGGAGATGTTGGGGGCACGGACGCGGCCGGCGATGTCGACCCACATCCGCGGGACGTTGTTGAGATCTGTGAGCTGCAAAGCGTCGGCCGTCTGAGCGGGGTCGGCGCGCAGCCGCAGCATCACCTGCGGCTCGACCGGGCTCGTAATCCTGAGCATCCCGCGCTCATTGATTTCAGTGGTACGCCGCGGAGGCGACTGCCCATCCAGGCCGAGGTATTCGACCAGGAAGAGGCTGGCCGTGGAGGGGTTGCGGTCGCCGGAGAATCGGATTCGCAGTGGCGTGGTGTTGACGTCCGGCGGCTGCAGGATCTTGGGCCCGGTGATCGTCTGCGCGCCGTCCAATGTCACCGCGGGGATGCCCTGGACATCGCCCGGCCGCCAGGTGCCGGTGTCGGCGTCGTAGATCAGCGTGTCCCCATCGGCGGGGACGCTGCTGGCGTCTACGTCTACCAGGTCAGATAGGCCGGTGGAGTGCGGGTTGTCGCCGGCCACGTGCGCGGCGATCTGCCCTTGGGCCTGCTCCACGGCGGGGATGACGTCGCCGATATCGGTGGCGAGCATAAGCCACCGGGTACCGGCGCCGGCGTCCGCCCACATGGCCGTGACGTCCGACGGCCCCTGGAAGCGAGGGATCGTGCCCAGCGGCAGGCCGCCGCTGCCGTCGCTGGAGACGACCGAGGTGATCGACGTCCCGGATTCGTCCAGCAGGTCGGTGTACCGACTACCGCCGACCGGCTGGCTCCAGAAGGTGATCTCCACGCCGCCCGCCAGCACGGCCTCGCCGCCGCCGCCGACGGTGAAAGTCCAGTCAGTCAGAGACTGCCCGAACCAGTGCCGCATCACATCACCCCCGGCAGCACCCAGTGCATGTCCGTGCCCTGCAGCACCACACCCGTGGAGATGGACCCAAGCGTCATCCACATCTGCCCGGCCCGCTCATGATTGGCGGGGTACACGGTTACGTGACCGATGCCGACGTTGCCGATCATCACCGCAGTGCGCAACGTCAGGTTCGGGTGGCGGAATGACGCCGGGATCAGCCCCGGCAGGCGCGACTCGGAGCTGATTGCGCTCCCGGTGCGGCGGAATGACCCCAGCCGGAGCAGCACGGCGCCGCCCCAGCGGGTCACCCACGTGCTCGTGGCCAGCGTCTCCCACCCGGACTGGGTGGACCCGCTGGCCGCCACCTGGGCGGACTCGTAGCTGATCGGCCCCAGCGGCGTCCATGTGGTACCGCGCCAGCCCACCCACCGGCCGGTGTCGTGCTCGTAAGCGATCTCCCCCGACACCGGCCGGGGGTTGCGCCACGCCGAATGCTGCACGCGCACGCGGGTGCCCACCCGCAGGGGCTGGGCGGTCACATTGCCGGCCGTGATGGCGGTAGCCCCGCTGGGGACGGTGACCTGTGCGAGCCGGATCTCCCACAGCCCGGTGGCCCCCTCCTGCTGCACCAGATCCGGCGGGCCCGCGCCGGGCGTGCCCTGCCGGACCGCGGCGCGGACCGTCCAAGTAGAGCGGTCCAGCCGCAGGACAACCAAGTCGGTGCGGGTCTGGCCGCTGCCGTTGCTGCCGATGGACAGGGTCAGATCCTCGTCCCCGGACGTCCAGCCGTGGCCGCGCACCGACCCGTACAGGCCCGCGCGGACCTTGACGTGCATGCCGGTGCCGTCGGCGTACACCGGGGCGGGGTCAGAGTGTCTGCCGTACAGGCCGTCGTCGGAGAAGCGGGCGGCCAGCAGCTCATACTGCCGGTCGTCGACGACACGGCCGTCCGCCGGGTCTGGCCACGATACCTCTGCCATGGTCCTCCTATCGGGCCACGATGCGGCCCACGCGCCTGGTCAGGTCCCGCACCAGCCGCACCATCGCCGGATCGCTGGTGGCCTCGGCGGAGCCGACCAGGCTCGTGACGTACTCGCCGCCGGTCGGGCTCGCCTGCAGATGGATGGAGCGCACCAGGTCAGCCACCTCGGCGCCGCTGGGGAGCTGGATGCTCACCTTGTCGCCGAGGTCGAAATCGCGGCCGGCCCGCAGGTCGGGGGTGTCCACCGTCACCGTTGCCAGCTCTACCGGCGCCGCCCCCTCGGCAAGCGCCTCCCTGCCGGCCTGGGTCAGCTCGCCGTCATCGTCGGTCTCGGCCGACCCGTCAATGAAGCGCTCGACCCGGTACCACCGGGCAGCCTGATCGACATCGGCCACCTGCACGAATGCCCGGTCAAACTCCAGCTCAGTCCCGGCCACCAGGGCGTGCGTCACTGTCGGCGCGCTGATCTTGGCGCGCAAGTGCCGCAGGTTGCCGAGCCCGAACGAGAACCGGGCGGTGCCGGACAGGTCGGCGGGGGCGTACACCTCGAACACGATCTGGTCGCCGACCTGCCGAGTCCGGAACCCGAGGCCGCCGCCGTCGATCGCGACCCGGCGGCACGCCTCCAGCAGCCCCTCGAAGCGGGTGTTCACGCTGGTGACGGCGCCGACCCCGGCGGGAGCGCCGAGCACCAGGGAGGGGATTCGCCGGTCCGGCCGGGCGCCGGGCCCGCAGTTCTCGTTGACCAGCGTCCGGATGATCTGCTCGCCGGTCTGCCCCGTGATCGTCCGCCATGCCCCCGCCGGCTGCGATGACCACGCCACCGCCGGGTCCGGCCAGGTGATGTATCCAGCGATCCGCGCCAGGTCATCGCTGAAGTGCACGGTGATGGTGCCGGGCGGGGCCTGGCCGGACTCGCCGAACCCGACCTCCCACTCCTGCGGCACCTCCATGGGCCCGGCCATCCAGATCTGGCCGTCGCGCATCACCACCAGCCGGCGACCCTCGCCGAGGGCCGCGGCGACCTCCGGCGAGGCGGGCAACTCGACCGACCCCGACCCCGGCTCGTTGAACTTCTTGGTGCAGTCCAGCGACAGCCAGCCGTCGATCGGATCGCCGACCGGTGTCAGGTCCTGCTCGGTGACCAGCAGCTCGATCATCAGGCCATCTCATAGCGGGGATAGAACTCCACCCGGACGGCGCTGCCAGCATCAGCGCCGTCCAGCTGGAATGACACCCGATTCGGCCCCGGCTGCAGGCTCCACAGGGTGGCGCCCGGCCAGTTCAGCGCCGCCGTCCACACCTCACCGCCCGGGCCGCGCACCCGAGGTGGATCGGTGGTCACCGTCACCTGGTCACCCTCCTGAAGATCGCCGCCGATCGGCGTGATCTCGAAAGATTCGCCGGTGTCCTCATGCGTCATGGTGACCTTGCTGGCCGGGCCGGAGATCGTCCAGACCGGCCACGCCTCCACATCGCCCGGGTTGTACAAGACCGTGCCACCCAACACCTGAGACGACGACACCGAAGGGAAGGGAGCGAAGAAATCCACACCGGCGCCGTGCTCCCGGGTTTCCACCACCGGCTCGGAGTCCTGCCAGTAGGGGTCAGGGCAGTACAGGGAGATGACCGCGGTATCGGAGACGATGCCGTACCCCTGCTCGCCGCGCCCCTCGAAGCCCTCCTGGTAGATCACCTGGATGCGCCGGCGCTGCCCGTTGGGCCGGGCGATCTCCAGCCACCCCGGCCCCTCCCGCAGTGTCCGCGCAAACGCCTTGCCGAGCGCCCGCCATCTGTCGATGAAATCTTGGTGATCGGAACCGTAGACGTACAACGGCCAGATGATGGTCCGCTCGACCGGCTGGGCATGCCGCAGCCGAGATCCGCCACGCGGGTGAGCATCCCTGGTCAGCTCATACGGGGCCACGTCCAACCCGGACACACCCTCAGACAAGGTGAAATATCCCGCCTCGGCATCGGTCAGCGGCCACACTTCGCCCGCGGGGTCGATGTAGGTCGCCACCGCGAACCCGACGCCGGGAAGCGGGACGGGGGGCGCCGGACGAACACCAGCGAGGATGGGCATTTACCGCGGCCTTCCCACGCGAGCCCGGGCCTCCTGGACGCGGGTCAGCCGATCCAGGTCCGCCACGGTCATCACGGCTTGTCTGGGGTAGATGTTGTAGGTGACTGCCGCCCCGTCCCCGCCCCGAGTCCCGGCCGACACGGCCGCCCACTGGGCATCGGACAGCACCCGGCCGGGGGCGGCAGTGGCGAGCGCCGCCTGACCGCCCACCAGCGTGAGCGGGCCAGGCTGCAGCACCCGCGGCTGCGACTGGGACGGGGTCGCCCAGCGAAGCAGCCGGTCGCCGAACTTCTTTGCCAGGTCGTCGAACATCTGATCGAGCCTGGCCTGCTGCCGGTACAGGCCGGTCAGGAATCCCTTGGCGGCGCCGGCGCCTGCGTCGTAGAGAGCGTCGGCCGCGGTCTTGCCCAGCCGATCCGTGGCCTCATCGATCGCAGCCTGGGCGGCATTCAGCTGCGGGATCAGGCTGGGCGCCGCCAGGAGCTGGCGGGCCAGCCGCAGGCCCTCGCGGGTACCGAGACCGATGATCTGCCGCAGCAGTCCGCCACCCAGCCCTCGCCGCTGCAGCTCGGTGATCGCGTCGGCGAGCGCGCCCACCTCATCGGCGCGGGAGGTGAGCCCCCGCAGCAGTCCCTGCGCCGTCGTCGCGCCGATGGACTGCACCGACGCGTACTCGCGGGCCTGGTCAGTGACCTGGCCGGCGTACTCGATCGCCTCAGCGATACGCGAGGCAACCTGCTGGGCGCGGGAGGACAGGTCGGCCAGGCGGCTTTGCAGCTGCTGCACCCATTGCAGCGCCCGCTTCTCCGTCCGCCCTGAGAGGCCGCTCTTGATCTGCTCAGTGATCTGAGACAGCAGGTCATTGAGCCGCTCAGCGGCCGGCGGCAGGCCCTTGGTCAGCTGGGTGATCAGGTCCCGGATGGCCTGCAGCGCCTTCTGCGCGGCGCTCGGCGGCGCGGGCGTCGGCCCGAGCAGGTCAAATCCGCCCCGCCGCAGGTCAATCACGCCCCGCCGCCGGGCGCCCGCCTTGGGCGCCACGCCACTGGCCAGGGCCTGCAACTGCCGCTCGGTGAGCACCCACTCGGCACGGCCGGTGCCGTTGTGCACGAGCCAGGTGCCGGGCGGGATCGGGCCGCCCTGGTCGCGCACCAGGCCATAGCGCATGTCAAATAGGGCGTGATCGGCGCCGCGGGCACCCGCTCCAACCACCACACCCGCCGAGCCGCGCGACTCCACCGGCGTCCCGAGCAGCGTCCCAGCCATATGACCCACGCCGCGATTTGTGACGCCAACTTCAAAAGCCGAGCGCTTGTTTCGAACGAATCCTGCCGGGCCCTGCTGGGCGCCGGTGAAAGAAAATGTCGTGAAACGCCGCTGGTAGGGGTTCTTGCCCTCAATGACGTTCAAAATGGCGGACATGAAGCCGCTGCAATCGTACCCGTTCGGACCGACGCCACCCCACGAGTACGGCTTGCCCGCCTGCGCCCTGGCGAACATGAGCGCCCGCTGGAAGGAGGGGCCGCCCCCCAAACCGACCTTGCCCTTGAACCAGGTGACGAGATAGTCGATCAGCCTCTTTGGCAGCGCAGCGATCACATCACGCAGGACACCGGACCCGGGAATCCCCCCCATGATCTTGTCGAGCACGCCGCGGAAGGCGCGCTCGACATTCTTGAAGGCGAAATTCTTTAGGCCGCCGAGGAAATTCTTGACGATGCCACCCAGGCTGAAGAATCCGGCGAAGCCGGGGACGATCCCGCCGCGTGAGAACGCGATGCCCTCGCCGCCCAGCTTGTCGCCACCGCGCATCAGCCATCGGCGGACCGCGGACGGGCCTCCACGGCGGGCGATCGCATTAGCAGTCTGGACCCACCGCGCTCCGACCGCCCGCGTGAACTCCGGCCGGAAAATGCTCTCACCGGGACTGACGGCGGCCAGCAGGCTATCCCTGCCCGGGGCGTAACCAGGCATCACACCGCCGGTCGCGAATTTCGGGATCTCCTTCAGGCGGGTGTCAATCCCGGCAAAATCCGCGATCCGATTGACCAGGCGGACAATGCCATTGTTGTATAGGCCGATCACAAAATTGACCGGTTTTTTGGCGATGTCCCGGAGTCTTCCCCAAACCTCCCTGATGCCGTCAACAGCTGTCGAGAACGCCGACCGGACCGCGCCGACCGCCTGCTTGAGGCGGTCGAATACCGGCTTGATGCCGTTATTCCAGACACTGGAAATACCCGACCGCAGCCGATCCCATGCAGTCTGCGCGGCCGACCGCAGCGACCGGAATGCATCGGCCAGGGTGCCGGTGAGCCAGGACTTGATGCGCTCCCAAATGGGCCTGATGAAATTCCAGGCCCCGGCGATCATTTTCTTGATCTGCTCCCAGCCCGGCTTAACGCTGTTGTTGTACAGCCACTTGAATGCCGGAGCCAGGATGTTGGTGATAAAAGCCTTTATGAGGGTGAAAATCCCTCGGATGATCGCCCAGCCTGCCTTGATGGCAATTTGGATGCCGATCCAGGCGATTTTCACCGTGTTGAGCAGAACAATGAACGCCACCTGCAGGACTCCGCGGATGACGCTCACGATGAAGCCGAAAATCGGCTGGATGAAAGACCAGGCAGCTTGAACAGCGGTCAGGATGCCGCTCCAGACGGTCCGCACCACCGACCAGAGCTGCTGGAAAATCGGCACCAGGGTGCCGGTGATGAACCCCCAGATAGTGTTCAGAATCGGCTGAATGAATCCCCAGGCTGTAGAAACTGCAGATTGGATGCCGCTCCAGGCCGACTGGACGATGTTACGGAAAGTCTCCGACCTCTTGTAGGCCACCACGAGCCCGGCCACCAGCAGCCCGAGCGCCGTCGCCACCAGCACGATCGGATTGGCGCGCATGACGGCATTCAGCAGCCGCTGCGCACCAGCCCACACGCGAGTCGCCGCCGCCGCGATTCGCTGCGCCGCAGCATTCGCGATGATCCGACCAGTGCTCACACCCGCCGCCGCGGCCTGCTGTCGCCACAGCATGATCTGGGAGCGCAGCGCCGCACCCAGGCGGGTGCCGAGGGTTGCACTCGACGCGAACGCCGCGTTCACATTGCGCAGGCCGGTAACGAAACCGGCAATATTGCGCGCCGACGTCGCCACCGCATTAGCAATCGAGAAACGGCCGATCTGCGCGGTGGCGATCCGCGCGCCCAGGGCGACGGTTTTATAAGCGGCGGCCAGGCCCAGCAGCGCACCGCCGGCGGTGACGATCCCGGCCGGAGTGATGCCGAGCCTGGAGGCGGTCCGCCCGAGCTCTTCCATGCGCGGAATGACGCTCTCGGCGAGCAAGTTGGTGACGTTCTGCTCCAAGCTGCGCTTGAACTGCTCAACCCTCGCCGCGGCGGTCTCCTGCATCGCCTGCCCGGCGCGGTCGGTGGCCCCCGCAAGCCCCTCAAGTCCCCGGGTGGCAGTAGAGGGATCCAGCGCCAGCAATGCCTGCTGGACGTCCTCAGCTTTGGTGCCGAAAAGGTCAACGGAGATTTGGTTGCGCTTGAGCGGGTCCTCAATCCCCCGCAGGGTGCGCATCACCAGATCAAAGGCCTGAGCCGCTTGGGGGCCGCCGGCAGCGAATTTCGCGACCAAATCGTCGGCGTTCAGGCCCATTTCCCTCAGTGCGCCGACGACCTTGGGACCACCTGCCGCCGCTTCAATAATGAACTCTTTCAAAGAATCGGCGGCGAGGTCGGTGTTACGCGCGCCGGACTGCAACATCTGATTGATGAGTCCGAGCGCCTGTTGGCCGGTGAACCCGAGCTGCTGAAATTGGACGGCATATTCCTCGAACGTGTCGAGGAGATCTCCGGTGCGGTTGGCGCCGATCTGGGCACCCTTGGTGAGAATGTCGAAAGCTTCAGCGCTCGACTTGGCCAGACCGGTGCGCAACAGGTTCGTCACCGCGGACGTAACGCGGCCCACGTCCTCATCCAGCACCTTAGCGACGGTCAGCGCACGAGCCGTGGTCTGCTCCAGCGTCTCATTGGACGCCGTGCGCATCCCGTCCATGTCCTGGATGACGCGCACGATCGCGGCGCGCACATCATCCATCGAGTCGCCATAGGCGCGGGCGTACAGCCGCCCGGCCACGGCGCCGATCCGCTCAGATTCGGCCGCAGTCAGGTCAAGCTGCGCCCGGATCATCCCCTGGGCACGGCTGACATCCAGGCCCTTGACGAGCGCAGCCGACAGGGCGGCGCCGCCGGCCAGGCCGACACTGGTCATCACCGTGTTCAGGCGGCCCAGACCGCTGCGGAGGCTGGTGACGATGCTGGGGGCCTCGCGCTCGACCTCACGGCCGAACGCGTCGGAAAACTGATGCCCGGCCTCGCGGCCGCTCACACCTACGACACGGGCGATCTCCCGCTGAAATCCTCGCAATGAGGGGATTACGGGAACAAAAGCCGTGCCAGCCTGGAAGGCCATCTCTCACCTCCCAAACTTTTGGCAACCGCGAGGACGGGCAGCGCGTCCTAGGTGGTGCAATTTGTCCACTAATCGCCACTAGGAGCGCCATGAAGTCATGGACGAAGACCGCCGGCGTCGGCTGCGGCGGCCTGCTGGGGCTCACTGTGCTGCTCGCCGCGCTCGGGGCGCTCATCCCGGAGCCGGAAGGGGGCGGGCGGGCTGCAGCGCCCACCCCAACGGCAACCACCGTCGCGGCGCCGCCGCCGGCGCCGAGCCCCACCCCGACGCCGACGGCAGCGCCCACCCCGGCCACCCAGCCGTCCATCCCGACGGCCACCCCGACGCCGACCGAGGCGGACCGCATCCCGCCGACGCCGACGCCCGCACAGGCCAGGGCGTATCTGGACTACATCGCCCGCATCGACCCGGGCCTGGTGGCCAGCGAGGAGCGGGCGCTGCGCCGGGCGGACATGATCTGTGAGCGGATCCTCAACGGCACGCCCGGCATGACCATCGAGGAGTACACCGTGCTCCGCCTGTCCGGCGGGCACGCCCAGATCACCGAGGACCAGGCCCGCAAGATCGTCAAGGCGATCAGGGTGTGGTGCCGGTAGGCCACACCACCCGGCCGCGGCGGACACGGGCCTGCATGGCGGGGTCCGCCTGAACATCGGCCATCGTGGGGCGCCCGGCCGCGCGGGCGGCGGCCAGCCGCTCGGCGATCAGGTCGCGTTTGCGTTCCCGCCGGCGCCGCTCGGCGCGCTGCCGGGCGGTGACCGGCCGGGGCAGATTCCGGTACGGCGGGGGCTTCTTCTTGGAGTTGACCGCCGCGAACAGGGTGATCAGCTCGCCCAGCCGGTCGGCGATCAAGGTGAGCCGCTCGACCTCGGCTGACCACTCGGTCAGCGGCGGCGGCGGCGGGGGGCCGTCCGGCTCGTCGGCGAGCTGATCGGCGACCTCATCATCATCGGCCACGGCCGCCAGGTAGCGGCTGTGACGCGGGAGCTGGTCTATGAGCACGAGGACCTGCCGGGGCGTGAGGCGCGACCGCCACACGTCCAGCAGATCCACCCCGTAGTACTGCCGTAGATCCGCCTCGATGGCGTCTCCGTAGCGGGAGATCAAGCCAGCGAGGCGACGGCTTCCCCCAGGCCGAAGTGGTTGCTCAAGTCGCGCATGAAGGCCACCATGACGGCGAAGTCTTCACCCCCGAGGACCTCCATGACGGCGTCGTACTGGTCGCCGAGCAGGTCCCGCAGCAGGTCCCGCACGTTCGGCGGATTTTGATCGGCGTCGGCGTACCGCTCGCTGATGGACATCATGACGGCGCCGGTCGGGCGGGGGATCTCCAGGATCTCACCGCCGTCCAGCTCCAGCCGGAACGGGTCGCCGGCCGCCTCCTCCCTGTACCGGGCCAGCGAGTAGACCTTTTTCTCCGTGGTGGCGCGGGCGGGGTTGCCGGAGCGGCGTGGGGGCATGGGCGGGCTCCTTCGATCAGTACTCGTGGGCGGGCATGGGGGATGGTCCGTGGCGGCCGGGCCCGCCCGGTGCCGACCGCCACGGAGTCATCACGGCGTGACGCCAAAGCCCATGTCGGCCAAGAGCGCCTTCCAGCCGGGGCCGCCGAAGAAGAACGCCTCGGCGTAGCCGGCCACCGAGTCCAGATAGCCGGTGAGGGTGACCGGCCAGCTCAGCGCCTCGTCACTGGAGGACTGGAAAGCCTGGTCATCCTTGTCGGTGACGCTGGCCCGCGGAAGGTAGCGGGCGATGTAGATCTCGCCGGCGTCGGACTCGTCGACGCCGATCGTCAGGACCCGGTAATAGCGGGGCGCCGGGCGAGTCGGCTTTTCGATGACCAGCTCACCCGACGTCGCGTCCGGAGTCAGGGCGTCGGGGTCGACCCCGGCGTACAGCGCGGCCGTCCACCGGTTGGTCTCCTGCGGGACGATGCTCAGCGTGGTGACGTCGCTGATGATGTCACGGCGAGTCGGCTGGACGTGGCCCCAGCTGGTGATGTCGGACGATTCGACCTCGGCGCCGAACTGAGGGCCGTCGTCACTGACCAGCCCGACGTCGACGTAGCCGTCCGGCAGCGCCAGCAGCTCGGAGCTCTCGTCAGTCAGCGCCGTGATCAGCTGCGCCGACGTGGGCGCGACGAATGTGCTGCCCTCCAGAGCCTTGCGGATCAGGTGGGTCTGGTGACGCTTCAGTTCGTCCCAGGCGGGCATAATCCCGTCCCCTCTCGTACATAGAAAGCCCCGCATGGGGCGATGGAGCCGGGCGGGCTTGACTGATCAGTGCGGGCGGCGCGACGACACCACGTAGATCGCGGTGACGCATCGCACGCCCGGAGTGTCATATGGAGTTTCCTGTGGGCCGACCTCGGTGCGGACGCGGTCGATGATCCCCGCACCGGGTATGGCCCGGGGGCCGGAGATCAGGTGTTGCTGGATCAGCCGGGCCTGCTCCCACGCCGCCGCCCGGGTGGGGGCGAAGACGTCCACTGCCATGCGAGCGGCATCGGTGATCCGGTCGTCGGCGCCGCCGACCCGCCGCACGCGAATGTACAGCGGCAAATCGGCCAGGCCGTCGGGCAGCACCGTGCCCACCTCGCCGAAATCGGCCAACGCGGCCACCAGCAGCGCCTCGGCGTCGACATACGGCGTCATGGCCGGATCGCGTCCACCGACCGGGCCAGCACCCGATCCCGGACCTCGACCGCTGCCGAGTGCCGGGCGGTCGCCTCCAGCAAGGCAGTCTGCCGGTCCCCATGCACCCGCGTGGTGACCTGCAGCCCGGACACGTAGGCGCCGGTGTCGCGCGGGGCCATCTGAGCGGCAGCCTGCCGGCCACGCTCGGCGGCCCTGCGCACCAGCTCGGCCACCTCGCCCGACTTGAGCCAGCCGCCGACGCTGCGGCGGCTGGGCACGTAGCGCACCCGATCCATCAGGCGGCTCCCTCCTGCACGCGGACGAGCTGGATCTCCATGCCGGGCTCCCAGCCGGTGAACGGACTGCGCCACAGAGCGGGCTGCCCGTCCACCTCGTACACCTCGCCGCGGACCTCCAGGCGATCCGACGGGAGCACGTCCGCGCCGGGCGGCGCGTACACCGTCACCCCATCGGTGACCGCGATACGGCCGGGCGCGATGAGCTCACCGGAGCGGCGGGGCGCCACCCCGCAGTCGGGGATTTCCAGCCGATCTTCGGCATCGCCGATCGGGTCACCGAACGGGTCCATCCCGCCCGGCGTCCGCCTGATCCGCACGACCGTCTCCCCGTGCGGGAAGATCACGGCCACGCCTCCACGGGAGTGGTGTCGATCGAGAAGGCGCGGCGGACGGCCGGCGCCAGGTCGGCGTGATCCTCATCCGCCAGGTACAGCTCCCCGGGCTCGTCGCCGCCGTAGGTCGTGGCAGCCTGGTACGGCCCGGCGGTCTGCTGCACCTGCCGGATGCCCTGGGGGTTGCGCAAGACGCGGATGACCATCCGGGCCACCACGCGCACCACCCGGGCCAGCGGCAGATCGCCGCTGTCGATCCGGGACTGGATGTCGGGGTACTCCCGGATGATCACATCCTCGGCGTCGGCGATCAGTATTTGCAGCTGCGCATCGGACGCCGGGATGGGCTGGGGGGCGAGCCAGCGGTCCCGCACGTCCTGCGACGTCGCCCACATGTCCAGCCCCCCCCTCTCTACGTCCCCGGCACCTGCTTGGACGCCTCAGACTTGGGCGTCTCAGACTTGGCGGGGCGCCGCGCCGGCCTGCGCGCCGGGCGCTGGTAGCCCCGCCGGATGTACCGGTCGACAGCCTGGGCGGCCACCGTCACCCGCGTGCCGGCCGGGGCGATCAGCGTCACCCGCGCCGGCGTGACCTTGCGGGCGGCCATCACTCGTCTCCGCCGGGCACGTCGGT